GCTGACGCCCGGGAGTTTGGTCTAGAGGTTAAGGTAGAAGAGGATCACATACATATTGAGGAGAGTGACTAATGCTTCATACACGAAAAGAAGGGGAGAGATTAAGGTGTGGTATAAACTACACTAAAACTATATACGGGCATGGTATGACTTTACAACTTTGTCTTCCTGCTTATTGGAGATTTGTTATAGGCTATTATTGGGGCAAGAACTTTAATTATAGATTTGACATTTATAATGAAATAGATGAAGATAAAAAAATGAGGGAGTCTTTGAGATGATAGTAGGAGAGATGGTTACTATGCTAGGCTCCACCTTAATTGGTGGTGCTTTAAAGCTGTGGGGAATGAGACAGGAACAGCAGAAGATTAATTCTCAGCTAATGCTAGCTGCTGCTGGAGTGCAGATTAAAGCCCACGCGGCTGCTAGGGCCTGGAATGGTACTGGAGTACAGTGGACTCGCCGTATACTGGCTCTCATGGCGTTTGGGGCTATTATCGTGTGGCCCCTAGTGGTGCCCTATCTTGATAAGACTATTCTAGTTACACACGGATGGACCGAGTTTCACCCCGGGTTCTGGTTCTTAATAGAGGGGAAGGAGGCCATGACTTGGAAGACAGTAGAGGGCTTGGTTATTACTCCACTGCACACTAACTTAGTGGCGGCCATTGCTGGCCTATACTTCGGCGGCAGTCTCGCTGGCCATAATCGCTAGATGGTAAGTAACCGGAAGTTTTGGTTTGCTGTGGGAGTAGAGGTCTTTGCTTCTCTGTTCTTGTGGCTAGATAAAATAACGCCCTCTATCTGGGAGGGCGTATCTACTTCTCTTATTCTTTATTATCTTGCTGCTAACGTAGCACAGAAAGCTTTAATCAAGCAGGGGGAGTAATTCGTATGTACCCTTTAAAGATAATTATTTTCCAACACTTGTACCAGGGAAGGTATGAAGTTTCTAAAGGTACGTATTCCTCTTTCCTTCCCTCTGGAGAAACCCAGTAAAAATGAGAGCCAAAGTATCTTGTTGCTTTGCTAAGCTTTATCTTTCCACCATAGAATATTCGTTTATATAGTGCAAAGAAGAGACAGTTATTTCTTCTTCTTAGAGTGCTTTTTAATTCCTTTAATCTTACCCTTATTTTCTGAAGCATAGAAGACCCGCTCTCCTTTCTTCTTACCGTAAGATTTCTGCATTGCTCTTTTTACTTTAGTACCTTTCTTAGTTAGAGGGGGAATATTACGGCCCCCCTTTAACATACTTAATTATTAATACGATAGCTGTTGCTATGCATCCTCCTAGGAATATTATCCCACCAAAGAATCCCTTGGCCCTTGATAGCTCCTTAAGTATTTCTTTTTGAGAAGTCTTGACTTCCTTAAGATCATTCTCTACGTGTATTAACCTTTCTTCGATGTGGGCTATTTGTACAGCAGAAGTATCATTCATATCAATCTTTATATCTCTTTTGTTGTTTTTCCCACTTCTCTAGTCCACCTCCAAACCAATAGTACCACATCTTTCCACCAACAGGCATGTATTGAAGAGCCTTATCTACGTCGTATTCTTTTTCTCCTCCCCAAGTCTCAGTCTGCCACACCTTATCAAACATATTAAACGGAGGGATAACAATATCTAAAGCACCCTGCGCCACTTGTCCACTCTTAAATTTATTAAGAACATACTCTGACCAGCCAAAGGTTTTAAATAGGTTTACTCCTATATCTGCTGGCAGGTTCGGTTCTACGTCCTTTCCTAACATCCAATCCTTAATATATTGAGAGCCTGTGTTAGTAGTGCCAAGTATAAGGCCATACCTCATAAGATTAGTAAGTCCTTTAGCGGTGTTACCTTTTTTAATCTCGTCATAAGATTCCCTTCTGACAACATCAAGCTGTTTCAACATAAAGGTTTTAAGCATGTACATCATTCTTCCGTTAGGAAGGCGAAGATACATCTCTGGCATTTCAGACAAAGTAATGGGTTGCACGTCAGCTAGCTCATTGAACAACAGGAGCTTAACATTCTCTGTCATGTCTCCTCTTTTTAAGTCGGTAACTAGCTGATCAAAATCTTCACCAAATACTTTCTGGTACTTCTTCGCTATTTTAGCAATACCTTTTTCGCTAGTAGCAAGTTTCTGATGGCGCAGTAAAGAGCCATTAATTAGGCTCTGCTTGCCAAGTCTGTCCATAGCTTTAAAGCCCGACCATTTAAGAGCACCTTTAAGAAATGCAGCAGATTTTCTAGTCGTAGCAAATTCTTCAGCAAGGTGGTCTACAATACCAAAGTCTTCCATCTTAACTTTTTGGTTGGCTACTGCCTTAAGTGTATTTCTGAATCCGTTAATATAAATAGATACGCCCAAGTCTCCTAGCTGAGTAGCGGCAGCAATGGGATTACCAAGAAGACCAGCATACATAATATTTTTAATGTCTTGAATTGGGCCAAGAGAAGATCTCTCTCCTATCCCCATACGAATAGAAAGCAGGTGTGTTAATTCTTGCTGCTGGGCAGGAGATAACGATTTTTTTAGAAGTTCTCCCCGAACAAATTCACCAACAGACTCGTCTACATCTAGCATTTTTATACCATTAACATCTTTGTACTTAATGCTGCGGCCAAAGAAGTCCATTTTCTCTATGTCGTGTACTGCATTTCGGATGTAGCTATGCAAGGACTCTTCAGGAGAGGCGTAATATTTTAACAGGTTCTTAGGTATCTTTTCAAATACACGCTCTTTAGCAAACCCGGGCCTTGCTTCTCTTACAGGAAACCCCCTAATAGCCTTATTAATTACTTGTGTTTCTTCCAAAGGCGATAGTGGGTAGCCCCTACTAGATATAGCTTTATCTCTAGCTTCTGCTAGAGCCTGCTCTATCTTACTGCGCTTTTGTACTCCAAGCTCACTTAGTAATCCATCAACATCTTTTACAAAACGAGGGAAATAATTTTCTAGTTTACCAGTAATCCTATCTCTTTTAACTAATTCATCTCCAAGCGTATTTAGTACACTAGCCACTTTCTTATATTCTCCCCACAACTCTGCTCCTCCGTGAGTAGTTAATATACGTTTAACAGTAGTCATATCCCCATTTAAAAGAGCTTCGTCTACAATAACCTTGTCATCACCAGTTATTTTCTTTGAGTAGTCTTTAAGAAAAACGTCTACCTCAGAAAAATAATTATGGGCTTTGGTGGATACGTTGTAATCATATTTTCTAAGGACGCCGAAAACAGCCTCAGAGATGTTTCTTATCCTAGTAGATAATATACCTACGGCCTTGTCCGCTCCTACTATCCAATCATTTTGTTTAGAAGTAGAAGTATAAAAATCTACAACATCTCTGGCCTCGTCGGTATTAGATGTAAAACGTGCTTTGCGCCCGGTTAATTCAGTAGCTTTAAGTAATTTCTTTTGTACGTCAGGATCTATGGTAGATAACTCTTTGGTTATTTGCGCTGTAGTCTTTCCCTCAAGGACTTTTTCTGCCCAAGCATGTTCCACGTCTTTAATAAGCTTATCCGCCTTACGTGTTTTTCTGGCTCCGTGTATTTTAGCTACGCCTTTTAAACCACCAATAAAGGCAGGGGATATAGTACCACCAAGCGCTGCATTACCAGCTCTTGTCTGTCCTTTTTCTTTGTCTACGTAGCCCAGTCCCCCGTAAGTTGCTCCGGTTAAAGAAGCAATACCCATCGCTTTTAATACACTCTTACCTTTAGTAGCAGGTAGTAATATACTAGTAGGCTCTGCAAGTGCTCCCACTACTGCTCCAGTAGTTGCCCAGCCTCCAACTTCTGATTGATAAAGGGAGTCCATATATTTTTGGTCTGCCTTCATTTGCTCTTCGTCAATACCAAAGCTTTGTTTTATTCCTCGGTATACATCGGTCATCAAATGACCCATGCCAGTTTTAAAAGCAGCGTGCTCTTTTGATATAGGAACTTTCATTCCAAAAAGTAGTGTGCGGGCAGTATCAGGCAGGTTATTTAAAACCTGGGAATCTGTCTCTTTCTCTATCTGAGAAACATCTGTCCACCCTTCGGCCTCGGGAGTAGTTACGGCTTCCCAATCGTTGGTAGCGCTATCTACTGTCTCCCATTCTCCCTCTTCTGCTTTAAAAGACATAATTATTTAACAAGTCGCCGTTGTAGTTTACCATCTTGTCTACGAAATTCGTAATCACCAAATACACCAGACTCACCTTCTTTTAATTGCTCGGGGGACTTTTCTCCATTAAAATCTTCCGCCGGCTTATATTCATAATTAGCGTAGCCGAACTTAAAAGGAATATCTTTTCTTTCTTTAATATTTATTTTCAGGTTTCTGTGAGCAGCGCGAAGGGCCTGTCCGTAGCCTACTTGCTCTTTTCTTTGAATAGCCTTGGCTTCAGTAGAAAGGTCTGCTAGATAGGCAGCTTGATCTTCTTTTGATAACTCCCCAGCGTATTCAGTAGTAGAAAAGAAAGCTGTTGCTGCTCCCTCTTCTCTTCCAGTAACAGAAGGAATGTTTATAACTTGTTCTGGGCGCATTAGTGCTTCAAGCTCTGCTTTATTAGCCGGAGATAGCCCGCCCTCTTCTACCTCTTTTCTAGTTAAATATGCGATCCTCTCCCATTTATGCACCGTCTTTTCTGAAGGGTATTTTTCTTCTAAGAACGCATCTGTGGTCTGACCTCCACGTAATTCTATTTCGGCAGCCTGAAGGATTTCTTCTATTGTAGCAGTAGCGGGATCTGGAAGACCCGCATTTTGTAAGGCTTCTGGATCTGTTCTTTCCATTATTCTCCAATGCTTTATATATGTATCTTTAACAGCTTCAGGAGAAATCTCAGCAGCAGTTAGAACTTCCTTGCCCAGTTCAACAGACATAGCAGTACTTCTTTTAAGGGCTTCTATGTCCTTTTCTTTTAAAGAAGCTTCATGCTCTTCTAGTATAGAAGCAAACTCTGCTACTTTACTTGCTTCATTAATAAGTCCAGGTACAGCCGCCAGACGACTAGATAAGTCATACCAGTTACCTGCGTCTTTGGATTTAAAATCTACGCCTTTATATATGCCCTTCCTTATTTCTTCTAGTTTCTGTTTACTAGCAGCCTCTTCTTCTAAAATGTCAACTTTACGCTGTTCAAGACCTATGCGCTTCTCTTCTCTTTGTCCTGAAGCTTTTCTGGCTTTGGCTTCTTCTTCCATAGCCTGTTGTTGCTGCATAACTTGGAAGCCGGTAGCAAAAGATTTACCTAAATCAAATGTAGCCATAGTTAAAATACCTTTGTCAAACCACCCATTTCCATGGTGGCACCAGAAGCTCCTGGGGAGGTAGGCGTATAAATAGGCGAGCTTTGAATACCCCCCAGAGCCCGTTGGGCAAACATACCAGACATAGTACCAAACAATCCTGCCTGCTGTGCTGAGCCCTGTGCTATGGCTTGTCCTGCTCCTGCTTGATACCCTGCGGCTCCTGCCGCTGCTTGTCCTCCAGCCTGCGCCCAAGTTTGAGTACCTCGTAAACCAAGTTCTGCAAAACCAAATCTACGAGCCAGCTCTTTTTCGTATTCAGTGGTAGCGTACTCTTGTCCGTAACGAGTAAGGGCCTTAGCTGCCTGTCCAGAGAATAAAGTACCCTTAGCAGTAAGTGCAGAACGTACCCCACGTAATCCTTCTTGCAATCTAAACTCGTACCCAGGAAGATCTTTAACTAATTCTGGACTAGCCATAAGTTCTTCAGCACTAGCGAGTCCTCTCCTGCCCGCTTCCATATAGGGAGTAGACTCTTCTTTTACTTCTTTTCTAAACTCGCGCATCTCAGCAGCAGCTTCTCTTTGGGCGGATGCCTCCGCCGCAGCGGATTTACTTGCGGACTTAGATCCTAAGAGGCCAGTAACAATAGAAGCTCCTGCAAGTATTTCGCCTAAAAAATTAAATTGATATAACTTCCAGGGCTGGATAAAGTAACTTAAAAAAGATAGAGAACGTATCATATTATATCCTAATAGCTAATATTTTATAAGTGCCTGAAGCTTCATCTATAGCCCCACCAGTGTTATTAAAAAAAGTAAGAGCCAATGTGTTTGCTGCGGAAACTCTTTCCGATGTCACAGTAAGACCAGCAGTAAGTGCTGGAGAGTTTACTGTAATTATATCTTTAGTAGTAAGCCCAGTAACAGTGAATGTCTGCTCCGCTACAGTATTAGCGGCCACAGAGGCCGGGTTAAGAGAGACTTCGTAAGTACGGACCTTTGGAAACAAAAGCTGTAGTCTACTAGCCCATTCAAATAGGGGCTCAGAAGGGGGCTCTATTCCTTTTTCTGTAACGCTCAATGTGCTAGTTCCTCTATATTAGCGTAGGCCGCTAAGAGAAAGATAGGAACTGGATCAGATTGTTTGACTCTAAAGATTCGGTCTCTACTAGACCCAAGGTGGTGTAACAAGAGGCGTTTATTATATTCGCCCTTTTTACCAGCTTTAAGATGCCTTGTATTAGACCACGTGTTCCCACCATCATCAGACCAATTAACTTCTAATATTGGATCAGAGCCTTGGCCAGAAGTTAGCCCTTTACCAGAATTTATCTCTAATTCAAAGTCGTAATATACTACGCGATTATTATTTCCTGAGTGTAGATGAGTGCCTGTTCGTTCTCTAAATATGGGGGTAATTACGTTATTAAAGTAATCAGTATGTACATCGTAATCTAGTTTTAAAAGATTACTAGAAGCGTAACTTCCTATATAGTGTGTGTTATTATAATAAATATGTGTCTCAGCTAAGTGTCTACCAGTACTACCGGTACGCCTTTTATGCCAAGCAAGATCTGAATTAGGTTGGCTAAGATCACATACCCAAGTTACGTTCTCTGAAGGAAAAGTAATCTGATAAAAGGTGTGACCTTCTTGCTGAAATACAAATGCTCTTGCGTCTAATAAAGTAGAGTAGCCATCAAACTCGTGCTCCACAGCAGCATTAGAAATAACCTTAGTTCCTACTCCGTCTGACTTAACAATGTGGGCATTGCCCCAGTTGTCGTTTGCTAGCCAGATTAAGCCTTCGTGAGACTTAGCTACTGACCACCTAGACATAGTTCCTATCTCAGAGAAACCATTTCTGTATGGCTCGAAAGGAAACTCACCACCAGTATTAGTCCAGACTTCTGTAGTTGTTTCTCCAATAAGCCATAAGTTTCTTCCATGTACAGCTACGGCTACAATATTATCCGGGTCTCTTTCTGCCGTAGCAAAGTCTAGGGCATCCCATGCAGTACCATCTGCTACATCTGATATATAAAATTTAGGGGAGTTCTTAAATATACAGATGAAGAAACTGTCCATGTAATCAACCATCACTGGATTAGCAGGGAAGTCTGCATCTGTTATTTTAGCTAGTGTAGATTCATTATAAATCCAGCCATCTTCTCCATCTACTAACATAAGCTGACCACCTAAAACTCCATTAGTAGCCATGCTCACTAGCCCAGAACTAGTATCTATATTTCCAATACTAGTAGTATTTTCTAGGGTATCCATCTTGATAAGTTCATTACCAGAAACAAAGTATGCGTTATTCTTAAACTTTGTGGCTCCTCTATGTGGGCCAGTACCCACAGATTTAACGAAGGAGGTTCCTGGAGTAGGCGCCATAGATATAGCAGTCTTTCCTTGTATGTTATCTACTTCTGGATACCAATTAATGGCTGTTTGCGCATTAACCTTTTTAGTATCTGATTCGTAATAAGGACCAGCAATACTAATAGGTATCTTCTGTCTTGGGGATTCGTATGCCATTAACTATTCGCTACAAATACAATAGAAGCAAACGGGGCGTCATAATATGTCTGCCCAACAGGCTCAAATAGTTTTACTTGACAAGCAGTAGTTGACATAGCAAATACTCCTGAATTGTCTGCTGCTGTAGGAAAGATTAATCTATTTCCTGCTGTAACACTACTAGAACCAGACACAGCATAATTTGCTGTTGGTAGTGCTGGGGAGAAGTTAATAGTAAAATTACCTACCCCATTATCAGTAATAGTAGAAGATACATTATCGCTTTTTGCTATGACTGTAGGATCACCGCTAGACGCATCGAAGGTTACCCAGGCCAGTACTCTAGGAGATTCATCTGTTTGTACTCTTATATTGTTTTCGTACATTGTTTGTACGTTAAGAGTGTCGTCTCCTTTATCTCCCCCCACAGCGTTGGGAGAGTAAGCTCCCTGTGCAAGAGATAGGGCAGTAGTACTTGAGCCTCCTTGTATTGTTCGTAGATGTAAAACGCCGTCTTCAGAGGAATCAGTGGGATCAGAAATCCCAGCTATAATTGAAGCGTAGGCGATCTCCTCTGGAGTTGCGGCGTCATTACGCCCCATAAATATAATTCTCCCCAGTGTATCTGAGGCAGCAGGTGACGGTGAGTTCCTATCTATAGTAAAATCGGGACCAGAACCAGAGGTAGCATCAACTGAAGATATTCTTAGATCGTAAGGTATGTTTGTTACCGGATAAGATAAGACAGATACCTGTGCGTTATCTACCCAAGCAGAGCCAGCAGTAGCATCTGAGCTGTGACACCCGTAGAATCTAAACTTAGCAAAGTAGGCACCAGAAGGAGGAGTTACTACTCCAGTCTTATTGGTCCAAGAAGTGGGGTTAGCCGCTGACTCGTCGTAAAGGTCTGTAGAAGGTGTGCTGCTGTGGGCTGTCTTAGATGCGTCGTACCAAAGTACCTGAGCAAGAATTCTTACATCTACTACTGAGCATTTGAGATCAAAAGACCACCCAAGTTTAGCTAAGTTAGATACTTCAAAATAGGAGTTAGTTGTAATGTAGCCGCCACCAGAACCAGTAGAAGTAAACTTCATAGATTGCTGGCCGTGGCTTTGGTTCGTTGTATCTATCGCATTAGTAGACCCTGCGTATTCTACAAGATCCCAAGAGTCTGGAACAGAGTCACTATTAGTATCATTTTCAAATGAAGGGTTTTCTATAAGATTAAAATTACCAGATACAATTGCGGTTGTTGGATTAATGTTATCTTCAGTATAGATAGTTACGTCTGAAGAATCTTTTAGAATTACCTTGTAATCTCCATTCAACCAAATAGTAGCCCTTCCAGCAGAATCAAGTATTACTGGATTAGCGTTTGCTGTGCCAAGAGAAGAGGTTGTATACGTGTCTTTTGCTGTAGTGGTCCCGGGCTCGTAAAAATAAACTTTGCCACCAGCCAAGACTTCTCCCTGGTCATCAAATAATTGAACTTGCCCACCAACGAAATTGTATTTGCTCATTTATTTTTTATCCGGTTGTATATATGTACTTGTATTTTCTCTGTCCCATCCTAGTACTCTTTGTTTCTCTTCTTCTGCAATAGCAGCGATAGCTCTAAGTTGACCAGAACGTACTCCGTAAGAGGGTGCTAGTATTACTGCTAGGCCATATTGAATAGCCAGTAACCACTCTTGCGGGAACTCAAAATCGTTAGAGGCTGTATCCATATCGTCAAAAGGCTTACTATAAAGTAGTTCTATTGTGTAATCAGAAGCAAACGTAGAATCGGGAGCTGGCCAAATATTTAATTCTGAGTTATCGAGCTGTGGATTAAAGTACCAATTGGTAGGGGTGCCCTCAGAATCTTTATCTGATAGCTTCCAGTACTCTTTCCTTCCTAGTTCTGTAATAGGAGTATCAATTAGAGTAGCAGTTTCTCTACGGAAAGCATCTAATATCCGTATAGGACGATCCATAGTAACATCTGCGGAAGACCTTCCAAGAGTATAATTATATTGGGATGCTACTGGAGTAACTGATTGCTGTCTAATTACCCAAAGGTGCAGGCCATCTGCTTGCCACGCTTTAAGCATAAGATTAAGTTGACGAGCGGCGTGGTTAACGATAGCCGCTGAAGGAGTATCCTCTTGCGCTATAACTCCAAGAGTAATAAGGGAGTCCTTTATTAACTCGTCACGATTAACAGAAAAATCTACAGAATTAGATGTACTCACGAGGACTCCTCATTAACAGAGTTACTTTTTTGTTGTAATTGTTGTATTTCTGCTGTTAATTGTTCTACTAATACAACTAAACGAGTATTTTCAAATACTAAAACTCCAAGTTTCTCTGCTAATTTTTTTTCTACTTCGTTCATAAGGCGTGATCTGACCCTGTCATATCAATATATCCTCTACGAGCACCTCCCCTCCAAAACTCTAAGTAGTTATTTGAAGAGTTAAAAACTAAATGGGTTCCGTTTGCTGTAGTTCCTTCTAATTTTATATTTTCATTTGCGGGAATTCTGATTGCTTCGTTTGCATAACTGCCTGTAAGTTGAAGTCCCATAGAAGCATTGCCAGTAAGTTTAACTCCAGCAGTCATATTACCCTGAGTAGAGTCAATTAAAATGCCCGTCTGAATTGTGTTACCAGCTTGTGTTCCCTCATAAACTGTAATTCCTTGTTTCATTGTTATTGCCCCATCCGTATTAGCGGGTCGTACTCTAATACCATGTGCCATTGATAAAGCCGTACCACCACCAGTTTCTTGGCGACCTATGACATCAAGCCCTACGCGTATATCACTAGCGTCTGTATTTGATGCTACCAGCGCTATTTCTAAACCTATACAAGCTACCCCGGAAACAGAACTGGCTTGTGTAGTAAAGTCTTTAGCAACGATGTTTGCACCAAAAACAGAATTATTAGCTGAACCAGAACTTGCATACGCCTCCACATGAGCGCCTACAAAATTAGGCGTTCCTGCCGCTGATGATGAGGAGTCTAAAACTGCTATAAAAGCAGTTTCATAATTAGAAACATTTGATCCTACATTTGTTTGTATAGATACTGCTGAATTTTCTGAACTTCCTCCAGTTGTTCCACCTGTATGACTTGCGTCTCGTTGTACACGAACTACTGGTCGGTCTGTAGTAGTTCCGTCTGTAGTGCCATCACCAAATAATACAGATCCTACACTAGCTGCCCTAGCGTCTCCTAGATAACTAGAAAACAAAAAGGTTCCTGGTGGTCTACTTGTAGTATAAGTAATATCACCAAGTTCCGTCCATATTACATTACGTGTACCAACAGCTATCCCAGCTAATGCGCCCTCGTATGATCCTGTGGGTATAAATATAATAGGACTTGTACCATCAACTGTGGCAGTAACTGCCGCCTGAAATGCTGAAGAATCATCAGTAACTCCGTCACCTACCGCTCCAAAATCTTTCACATTTACTACGTCAGCAAATCTATCTGTTAGTGCTCGCGCTGTTGTTGACCCAGTAGAAAGTACATTACCTTCTACATTTCCTGTAAATGTAGCAGACTGATCTTGTTCTATTGTTAATGCTGTAGTTGGCGTATTAGACCCATCTGGAGTAGTAGCTACAACAAACTTACCAGGAGATGACGTAGAAGAAATTGTACCAGAAGCAGAAACATCAAAACTTGCAGAACCAAACAAATCATAATGAGTACCGGTCCATCCACTTCCATAAAGAGTAAGTAGTCCCTGAGAAGCTGTTACTGGAGAGTGTGCAGTGGTGTCACTATTAGCACGTGATCCTACAATAGCAGAAGGCCACGTAGTAGAATGTCTGTGTATAACTAATTGTGCTGGGGTATCTCCACCTATATCATTAATTTTAGCTCTGGAGTCATAGGTAGTACCATTAATATTAACACCACCAGCCTCTGTTCCTGGGTCTCCTGTCTCAGAAGTAGAAGTTGCCATCAGAGTAGTAAAATCACCCGCTGCTGGAGTAGTTCCTCCGATTGCTCCAGGAGCTTCTTTATCTAAAATAGGATCACTAAAACCTAAATTAGTACGAGCTTCTGCGTCGGTCGTAGCGCCCCCAAAGATACCATGTACTAAAGTATCTACTTCATTAAGCCAGTCTGTGGCTATGGTAGTTACCTTATCTACAAATGTGATTGATCCCATATAACTTCCTATAAAGTATTATCAAAGGTACCCGAGGGCATCCCAGTAATTAAGTCAGTATCTAATCCGGCTATAGCACATCCAGCAACTCCTTGTCCACTAACTCCTTGTCTTCCTACTGTAGTACAAAAACTAGTTATATAGTTATCTGCTGGTTCTGGTCTAGTCCAAGGAACAGTCTCGTCTCTATGAGAAGGCTTATAAAAGTCAGATGGGTGCCTAGGTTCCCAACAAGTTTTACACACATAGAAACCATCCCACTCTTTCTTTAACTGAGATGCTTTATATTTAAAGCCACACCTGTCACAGATCGCGTTCCAATCACCCTTTTTAGCATAAGTCATCTACCGCGCCTCATAGATCTTCGTACGTTTTTAGCCGCTAGCATTGAGTTTATTTTAATTGCTTCTTCTATTACAGCCTCTACTTTACCAGAAAAACTTCCATACAGTTTACCCGGAGTAGCGGAAAGATGTAGTTGAGTTAGTATTCCTTTTAAAATTACTGCTTCTGTTTTACCTGAGAAAGAACTATAATCTTTACCAGAAGTAGCAGAAGGCTGTAACTGTGTTCGTTGTCCAGCCGAGAAGGGCATATTATACTACTACAAAAGTGTCGCCGTTAGAGGGAGCTTCCGTAGTTGCAGTATATGTAAGCAGCTTACTAGTGCCGTCGTAGTCAGTAATATCTGTAGCTTGTTCTAAAAGAACTCCAGAAGTCCAGATAATAATCCTACCTATATAATGGTCATCTGTAGCTTCCGTCAGGTCTGTAGTCATCTGTGTAGTAGACAGTGTACCAGTTATTGCTGAACCAGTTACTATTACCTCAGCACTCGCCTCAAGGTTATCGGCGGCAGCAGTACTACCTGATATTGCTACTGCGTCAGAAGACATCCTTCCACTGACAAGTGCCGCAGGAAGTCTTGATTGGATATCATCAGTATCTGCTTGTAGCGTTGTTAGTGCTCCAGAGTCTGGGAGGTTGTCTGTTACTGCCTTTACTGCATCAACAACAGTATCCACGGTATCTATCTTGGTTTCGTTAGTATCTCCTTGAGTAGTAAGCTCATCAATAATTAGATCTAATCTTCCGCCATTTACCCAGTCAGTTTGTAATTCATTAGTATCAGCAAGCACTGCATCAAGGTCTGCTGGAATATTAGCTGCATCAAGTTCTGCTAGTCTTCCTTCTGTGCATACTGACGCAAGGGCTGCGCTATCAGTTCCCCTCATATCAGTATTTGTGGTCACCGTATCGCAAAGCTGAATATCTGTTGCTGATAGATCCACTGCCGTAGTTGGGTTTTCTATATTCCCCCAGTCAATTCCCGCTGCGCCTGTTGCGGTCACATCAAGCTGTCGATTAGCTACTGTCGATTTCAATGCGTTTTCTGCT